TTGAAGACCATCTTCCACTCGTCAGCACGCTGCTCATAAACCCCATCGAAAACTTCGTTAAGGATGGGCTCAACAACCGACCGGAAGTCGGTACTACGCATTGGTGTAGCCATTTAACCCTCCTTAAATTGAGTTGACGGGAGCTTTGTACTGGTGCTCGTTGATACGAACGGTAACCACTACATAAGCATCGGTGAGAGAGTCGTCGATGTTGCCCTGAAAGCCGGTGATCTGGAACTGGCCAGAAGTCGCCTGAATCGCAGACAGAACAGTGTTCGACAAGCCAGTGGCGGTTGAGCCGCCCGGCGAAGCGACAGTCCAATCGCACTCTTCGCCAACGGCGGTCTGAACCGTCGTGCCGGCCGAGGGATTGTTGTACTGAACGTCAAACAAGGTTTCCGGGTCGTCATAAACCCAAACCGTCGCGCCTTCGCTGTTGTAGGTAGCGGTGCTACCCGTCCAGAAAGGAGAGATGGTCGGCTTGCCGCTGGCATCGCGATATTCAACGCCGGCCATGATGCCGAGCAGAGAAATACCGTCAACGGTGCCCGAGCGGGTGCCGTCGCTGGTGCCAAGCTGGACAGTACCAGCATCGACGAGTTTGACCGGGTCGCCAGAGTAAATGCTCGTCGCATAACCCGAAGCGATTACATAGGCTTTCGGACGAATCTGGCCACTGTTGTGGAACGATGCGCGAAAGCCAAAAGGGGCACTAACTGAGGCCATATTTAGCTCCTAATGGATGAAAGATTACGTCAAGAAAGCTCAAAAAGAGCTTCTCGGTCTTGTCCCATTTCCATCAGACCATCGCCGATTGAGATTTTCGACTTGGACGCCCGTGCCTGCTGCTCAAGGAATTCTGCCGTGTCGGTGAGTTTTTCTTCCTCACGCAGCGGCGCATTATGATGAGCTTCCTGCATATATTTCTCGTACAGAGACATAGGCAGTTTGAAAGCAAGCATTTCGTTAACCCCGATAAAACCCTGCCAGTCCCCAGTTTTGAGGGTGGCATATTCCCAGCCGGGAACGTCTTCCGGCTTAATGGGTTGATAGCCCAAACGAATTCTCGTTTGGATGGAATCGCGGGGATTCGTCGTCGTCAGCCAGCACGGGTGCCAGCCGGGAATCTTCGGCAAGTCCGGTAGAGAGGACTGGAAAAACTGTTGACGAAAAATTTCAACCCGCTCATCGTCAGAAATTTCGCGATTTTCAGAGACAGCGCGATCTTGCATCGCCCTACTTTCGCGACCTTCACCAGCGGATTTCTTTAAGCGTTCGTCGGTCATTACTCGCTCCTTTCAGCGATTGAGCATAAGTCTGATGCTTTTTGGATAAAAATCAAGGCCATTACGCCCTGTTGCTGCGGTCGTATTCAGCGTACCGCTTAACGTACTTCATTCTAAGCACTGGGTCGTCCCATACGCCGGCTTCAATCAAAGCCTGCTTGCGTTCTGGGCTAATGTAAATTTCTCGCCGCGTCGAGGCCGGAGCATGCTCGCGCCCAGAACCAACCGCAGGGCCGCCGCGAGGTTCGCGGCGCTCAGATTGGTTAGTCCTGAACCGTTCAGGCAAGCGTTTGGCGGCTCGTTCACGCAGCTCGTCCCAGTACTCTTCGGTTTGAGGATTGAAGCCTTCTTTGACGATTGCGTTGTCAATCGCCAGCAGAATGGCCGAGTCCTCATCACGACCCTGCGGGTCATACCAAGTGTTTTCTTTCAAAAACTCAGAAGCATGATGCATCGTCAGGTCATCAATCTGAGCGACGGGCGGCATGGCGGCACGCTGTGCCTCCCGCTGCTTCATCGCGCTCAGTTGCTGATACTTGATGATGGCTTGGTCGCGGTAACGCATTGCCTGCGTTACATCGTCGCCGTTGCCAGACTCGACGGCCTTGGCAATCACTCGCTCGGCCATCTGCGCCTCGTTGGCGGCGGCAGCAAGGTGACCATCAAGGTTCTGAAGGTCGCCTTGATAGGCTCGATGTTCTTGTGCCGAGATTCGGCGCTCAAGATCATCGTTGCGCTTGCGAAGGAAATCCAGCTCTAACTTGTCGCGAGAAATCGCCTTGTCTCGGCGGTCTTTTCTCTCAAGTTTTTCTTGACGGCGTCGCTCGCGAATCGCTTCGCGCTCGTCGTAGTCATTATCAACTTGCCCCCCTTCCTGATTTGCATAGGAAGGGTCAGCATATTCAGGTTTAGCATCTTCAAGAATGACGATTTCCTCGTCATTACCCTCGTACTGCAATTCGTCGTCGTCATTTTCCTGCATGGTTTGGCTCATTTCTCATCTCCCTTCAGATGAAAGCTCGAACTTTCAGCGGGTCACCAATTACCTGCCCGATGATGTCGAGGTCATTGAAAATCACAAACAGCGCGGTCTCGCCATTGCCGACTGGAACCTCCCAGCGGTCTCCGCCATATTTCGCAACGCGAACATAATCGCCGGGTTTGCACCAATCTCCCTCAGGCCACGCATCCATCGTGTTTCGATTACGGAATGCTAGCGGCCCAACGGAAATGACTTTCGCCACCTGCGTGTTCCACTTCTCCGTATCCTGCGTGCCTAAGTCAATGATGATGCCACCATCGGTCTTTTTCTTCGGCGTGCGAATTTGCACCAGAACGCGGCTTCCGAAAGGCTGAATCCCAGCTTCTACAGCGGGAAAAGCATTCGCTAGGGCGTCCTCATTAGAGGTCGTTACCACCTGTTTCCTCCTCATCAATCAGTTTAAGAAGCACATTGATTGCCGCCTCGTAGCCTGCTACGAGACCCACTCGATACCCGTACTCAAAGGCATCGCGTTCTATAGGCCGCTTCAAGGCTGTCAGCGCAAATGTCTGCTGCTCGACCTTGAGGCGGTTTAATAACTTGGTTTCTAAATTCACGCAGGAGTCTTAGGCATTGGCGGTGCGCTCGGCAGATTCTGCCCGTCAACCTTTAAGCCCGCCGCCAAACGATGCTTCTGCTTTACAGCGCCATTGTTAAGGTCAACGGTGCCCTGTTTAGGTTTATCTCTCACAATATATCCTCAAATTATGGGTTGGGATTTATGCCCGTGCCAGTGCTAACAGAGAAGCTCTCTCCGCTTAGCATTTCAGCTTGCGCTAATTGAAGCGCGGTTTGATTATCTGCTTCGTTCATCTGTTGTCTAGCTTGAATTTCCTGCATGGCCCTTTGGTCTGCGGCCTGCTGGCGCATCTGTTCTTTTTGAAGGTCAAACGCCGCCGCCTGCTGCTTAGCTTGAAGCTCGGCTTGTTTAAGCTGTACATCCTGCTGAAGCTTGGCTTGGTCAAACTGCATCTTCTGCTGGCTAACCTGACTCTGCTGTTGCAGCTTGGCTTGTTCAGACTGCGAGCGCTGCTGAAGCGCCGACTGCTGAACCTGAGCGTTGATTTGAGCAACCTGAAGCGAATTGTCTTGCGGCATCGGCGGCCCTGCCGGCGGAGCAAACTGCTGAGCCTGCTGAGTGATTTGCGCTAGCTCTTCGCCAAATCCGCTCAACTGCTGCTCGATGAATTGCTGAACCTGCATGATGATTTGGGTTTGCTGAGTCGGGTCGTCCTGAATCATCCCCTGCTTCCTCGCCTTCACCACTGCCTGATGAGCCTCGACCATGTAGTAGTTCAGCAAATGGTCGCGTAGGTGCGTGGCCATCGGGAACAGATAGGTTTTGATGATGGCGGGGTTGGCGCCAAACAAATTGGATTTCAAGAACGCCATGTGCGTCATGATGTGCTGCAAGTGGTCTTGCTTTGGCAGCACAAAAATCGGCTGGCCCATCGTCGCCTCAACGTTCTCGCTCGCCGGGTCTTTGTTTTCCTCGCCCGGCTTTGGCAGCAACACCTCGGTATCGGGAACCTTGAGGTTGCGAAGAAACATCTGCTCAACTTTTCGCACATCGTAAAGCTGAGGCAGCAGAGCCGCTCGCTGAACAATGGCCTGAGTCTGAGCAAAGCGCTGGGTGTCGCTAAAGATTGACGGGTCGCTGACCGGCACAACGTCCATCGGGCCATCAAAGTCAGACGGCTCAATCTCAAGCCCTGCTGATTGCGCCTGAATGTCGTCCTGCGTCAGGTACGCCGAATTGATCCGATGCAGAATCTTCAGGCACCGCGCCATTGAGCTGTGGAGTCTCGAGTGAATGCTGCTAAACACGACCATACCCTGCTCAATCAGGGCCATCGTCGTGCCGACCGGCTGGTTCGGATTTTGGTCGGCTAGCTTCTCAAATGTCGTCTGCACAACGCCCTTGCCGGCATCCACCAAAAAGCCCAGCAACTGGAACAGCACCGGGCTGGGGCCGTTGAACGGCAGCGGCATGGCAATCTTGCGAACGTCGTCCACCAGTGCGCCGCCCTCCATCTCGACAACCTCGGTCGGCTGCACGTTGATTGTCTGGCCACCGGGGCCGCCCTTGAGCTTCAGGAGCGTCGGCACGTTCTGGATGTGGGCAGAGTCCAGCAGGGCACGCAGAGCGCCTGTGGCGGCTCCTGAGAGGCCTCCAATCATATGCGTGAGGCCGATGGGGTATGCGCCTCGCCACGGCACGAACGGGAACTCAACAATCCAGTCCAGCTCGCGACGCATGTCGTCGTCTGGCTCCCAGTTGCGGTACAGGGAGAGCGCCATCCCGCTGGATTTATCAACGCTCAGGATGTAAGGCTCAATGCCGTCACCAAAGTCGATGCTGGTGTAAACCTCGAAAATGGTTCGCAAACCGTCCTCGTTATAGGACAGCTCCTTTCGGCCTTCGATTTTGTCGTTGGCTATGGACGCCTTGCTGAACTCCAAGCTGGATGGCGAACCAATTTCGATGTCTCGGTACATGCCGGACTTTACGCGCCGAGCAAATTCCATTTTGGTGACGTACTGAACGTGCGTCTTTCGCTCGGCCGTGTAAAAGTTCGTCGCGGCAAACGGCAGATAGATGTCATCAATTGGGATGAATTCGGAGACCGGGCGCTTGTTTCGAGCGTCCCACATCATCTTCATGTACTGGCCGCCGCCCAGCGGGAGCTGCGTGCTGAGCTGCTCCAGCTCGCCGCGGAACTCCTGCATCTGCTCGGTCGTCTGCCAGTTCATGAATGCCGATTTGCGGTCGGCCTTCTCCATCTTCTCCTCGTCGTGTTCGCCCAGCACCTTGGCCTTGACCGGGCCGCCAGAGGGAAAAATTTCCTTCATGAATCGAGCCGAGAAATCGACGCATGCCTCAATCAGCATCGGATGCACAACCTTGTTGGCGCCCGAGAACTGGGCGCCGCCCGGCGCGTCGTCGCCGAGGCCAGTGCGGCGCAGGCCTTCTTCGTATTGCTTGTCACGCTTCTCGCGTGCTTCTTTGTCGCGGTCGATTTTGTCTAACAGGTCGCTGACCGCCTCGGCCAGCAGGCCGGGGTCAACCTCGTCAACGATGTTGTCAAAATGGTCGAGGTTGTCTGCGAGGTCTGCCTCATCGGCAAGGCGAATCATCGCCCCGCCGTCAGGCATGTCCTCAACCTCAGCCAAGTCCTCGTTGAAGTCCATCACCTCACCGGCAAGGGTCTGGTCGTCTTCGTCATCGATTTCGATTTGCTCGGCCATTAAAAGTCTCGCTTGTAGGTCAGCATGATTTTCTCGTCAGGAACCATCCCGGCTCGCTCCCAAGCCCCCGGCGGCGAGCCGCCGTCCGGGGAGTAGGCCTGCGCATCAAGGCCAAGCATTCCCCTGTACAAGGACAGGGGCTGGTTCTCATAGGATACGCCATAGCGGCCGGCAAGCCCGGGAAGGCCGCCAAGCTCGCCGTAGGCTCGGCCAAGGCTTGCGCCGCCCCCTGACTGCTGCCAGCCCGGGCCTCGCGCGGTCATGCGGCCACCGCCACCGCTGGCGCCCAGTTCTAGCGTGGCCGAGCCAGCCGGAATCTGGAGAGACCCTGAGCCGCCACCGCCAAAGCCGCTGCGCGAGTATCCGGGCGCCGTCATCGAGTTAGTGCCAAACCCGACATCAACTCTGCCGCGCGGTCGGCGGCGCTCATCCTGTCGCAGCTCGCGCAGAACGTCGTCGCCCTCGTTGAGGTCAAAGTCGTTGACTTCAAATTCGTCGGTAAGCTCGTTGGGTTGGTAGACGTTCATTGCCCGCTCCGGCTCGCCGGCCTCGGCGTACTGGCCGGGGTTGTCCGACAAGAACGCGCCGATGATTGAGTTCAGCCGATTGCGGTCGGCGTCAACTACGCCGCCTTTGGCAAAATTCTCTTCGTCGTCCAGATCAAAGTCTGGCAGAACGTCGTCGCCCTCGTTGAGGTCAAAGTCGTTGACTTCAAATTCGTCGGTAAGCTCGTTGGGTTGGTAGACGTTGTCTTCAATAAGTTCGTCAAGCTCATATCGCTCAAGGCCGGTGTTGTACCCGTCATCAATGTTTTTCCACGGGCCTTGTGAGCGCAAAAAATCTTGAATCATTGGCTGGTATCTTCCCGCTGGCGCTGCGTTGGATTTGCCCTTCACCTGTAAAACTGAAGGCCTCGGCGGGTCTGGCAAAACAAAATGCTTCACTGCCTCGTTGTAGATTTCTTGATCATCCGCGACGTAATTCGCGTGGCCCTGAAGCGGGGAGTCAGGGCCAAAAATCTCATCCCTGCGCTTGGAAGGGATACTGTTCCAGAAAGAATCCCAGTCGCTAGAGCTTGGCGGCTGAACCTCAATCGTGGTGTGGGGAACGCCTCTCTTGTCCCTAAGCGAAAAAATTTGAGTCTGTCCTCTTGATACAGGCTCGCAATAACCGCCGACGCAATGACTCATCCGAGTCCCTTCCATCTTCAGAGCGCCTTCAAGCTCCGGCTTGTATTTGGCCATATGCGCTTTTTTGGCGTCACTCATAGCCTCTAGTTGCTCATCCAGCGTTGAGCCTGCGTTAATGGGAACAGAGTCTGTTTGCCTTGGAATGCTCAACTGAACCCAAGACAAATCGCTCTCTGGATAATCCTTAATTTTTTGAATTACCGGACTATTCGCAGCCTTTTCAAGCATTGCTTTTTCATGGGCAAGGTTTGCGTCTGCAATTCTGGCAATTGCCGCATCAACGCTCATGTTTTTGAGGTTTTCTGGCTTAAGCATAAAGCTATCCGGCACCCCAGATGCTTTCATTTCTCCCCTCTGCCATCTGTGCGGAAGAAGGTTTGACATTTGGCGCATTAGCTCACCTAGTTGCAGATCAGCCGTGCTGTCCAAGCCGTACATCGGGGTTTCTGGGCTTAAATTGTTTGTCCAAGGATTTGCAGAAATTATGTGCTTGTTTATGGCTGCCCCTTCTTCAGGGGAGTTGACTAGAGGGTAAAATCTAAGGTGGTAAAAAGACTCGGGGTCTAAAGCGTTTATTTGCTCAGACGACATCGGCGGCCCGCCGCTATAGTCTTTTAGCCCTCGCCATCCTTCTTCGTTAGCCCTTTTCCTTATGCCCCCGATGGTCTGGGGAGAGATTGCGGTGTCAGCCGCAACATCCCAAAGCCTAGCAACCGGAGAGGTTCCGGTTGTCTCCTCGGGCATTCCTGCGGCCCTTCTTCCCGAGTTTGCGGTTTGTTCGTTTAACCCAAAGTATTCACCCCCCGGCAACTCTCTTGAGTTTGTCTTGAAGTGCAAGGTTCCTTCTCTGAGGTTTTTTTCGTAGTCCAGCATGGCGCCTTCAATAATTTGCTGGGCTCGTGTTTCTGCATTTTGAATTGCAGTCTCCCAAGTTCCGCGAGGCATTCCCGGCCTTGGGCCTTCAGCTCGCAATTTATCAGCATGCTCAGCGTACCTATCCGCTTCCTTGTAAGCGGCATCACGCTGTCTTGCAAACTCCTCGGTTCGTTTTTCAGCGAGCGCTCTGACCGGATCTCCCGGCGTTGCCAAGTCGTTCTGGAGGTATCGAACAAGCTGCTTGTTAGCCCAGTCATTCAGCGCTTGGTCTTGCTCAAGTGCTGGCGCGTGTACTTCTAAAAACTGATCAAACGTGTCGTCCCACAAGCCTGAACTGGTGTGTGGGCTGCTTTCGCTGCCGAATCTTTGCTTAAGGTCTTTTACCTTGTCTAAATAATCCCTCGGAGAAGGTTGTAGCTGATAAATGTTTCTCGGATAATTGCTAAATCTATCTACCCCCTCCCACCATTCTTCTCTGGTTATCAATCCTTGATCTTCCAAAGCGTCCATCTGCGCTTTCAAGGCAGCATGCGCATCAGAAGAAACAGGATTGATTTCCCTAGCAACCCTGCTCGCCGGAGTCATTCTGTTGACATCTATCGCAGCTTCGTATTCTGCTAAGTTGCCGTTTTCCGAGTCTTTCAATTCTTTCAAGCTGGGTAGGTTGGTAGTCACCCAGTTCCCGCCCTTTTGCTTGATGACTCCGAGTCCGCCAAGCAGCGGTGCGGAGGCCTTGACCGCGCCGGCAACCTTGCCCAGTGCGCCAGTCGCCGTGGCCAGCGGCAATGCCCCTGCCATGTCGAGCGCTTCAGAATTGATCTTCCAATCGAGCGGGTTGCGCGAGCGGGTGTTGGCCAACACATTCGGCTCGCCCTCTGCCATACGCCGGGCGGCCTCTGGCGCCTCGCCCATGATCATGTCGCGCAGAAATTTCCCTCGCGGATTCTCCTTCGGGAACAGGTCATAGGCGGCGTCGAGGTAGGGGCTGACGAGGTCGCCAAACTGCATGCTGAGCGTCGGCGGCAGGCTGCTGGCGTAGCCGTCAGGGGTAACGCCGCCCATCTGCTCCTCGGCGCGTCTGGCACGCTCCTCGGGCGTTGAGAGGCCGCCCTCGGCGTAGCCGCCCAGTTTGCGAGCTGCCGCAGCATCCTCGATGTACTGGCTGATTTCGTCGATAGCCTCGTCGTCCATGTAGCGGCCTATGTATGGCCCATTGGTCTCAATATACTTTGCCTCTGCTTTTGGCATTCTGGCTTCGTAGGTTGGGCGCCACAGCAAGTGTGCGGGAATCTGCTCTCTAAACCCGCCAAGCACCTCGCCGTGCAAATTGTTCTTGTAAGACGGGTGAGGGAACAGAGGATTCCTATTAACTAGGTTCCCCAAATCAGCCCTGCTGATGACATAGCCGGCCATTCTGGCGTCAGGATGAACGCCCGGATCATTGAGGGCGTTCCCAATCGCCACCATGTCAGGGAATCCCCTCTGCTGGATTGATTTAGAAGCCACATAATTTTTCATGAACTCGCCGCGCAGGTCGAAAGACATGTCGCGCAACTGATTGGCAAGTTTTTCTGACCTCATCCCCACAAAATTTGGAGCGATCTTTCTGGCGCCCTCATCAAACAGCTTTACTGCTGCCCGATTCAGCGGCGAGCTGTTAAGCATCTGAGCCAGAACGTCTGAGAACATAGTGTTTGACTGTTGAGCCTGTCGTCCTTGTCCCGTAAAGACAGGCAAAACATCAGCGCCGCCATGTTTTTCGGAAAGCCCTCTCCAGCCTGCTGCATATTTAGAGACGGCGCCTTTGTCTGAAGCCCATATAGCGTTCGGATCTTCGTTATAGCGCTGATACAGGCCAAATCGCGGGCCACCCATTAGCTCGACTGGGCGATCTAAATCAAACTGCAAGTCTCCAATCAAAATCGACTTGAGCCTGCGACCGGCGTCCGTTTGGTCTCCATACAGCGGTGTCAGCACCGACCCCCTCAGCTCATAAGGGTCGATGAACCTCGGAATGTCCACGTTCGGAACAGTCGGCTCGCTGATGTGTCCGTAGTGACTCATCGGAAAGTTTGAGTCGTTATTGATGAAATCCTGCTTGTATTCAGGATTCCCTCTTTTTGCTCCTGCGGGGTGCCGCGCTAGGCGCGTAAGAATCTTTTTGGCGTTTACAACAGGATTCACAGCATTCCCTCGTCAAAAAAATCAAGGATTTCTGAAAGTTTAGCCCATCGCTCAAGCGCCCGAAAGAAACGCTTGCGTAACACGCAATGCGTGCGTACAATTCAAACCTCAGCAACAACAGGTAACCAGTAATGACTAACTCACCTATTGCCACCGCCATCGCCCCGCTCCGCGACGCCGCCATTGACGACGCCAACACCGAATACAACATCATGGTCGCGAAGGCCGTCGCCAAGCTAGAAGCCGCCGGCTGGGACTTGGATGTTGCCGCTCCCCGGCCTAACGGCAACATGGATCGGGGCGACTACATGCGCCTGCGGGCCGTCTGCGGTTTCTTCAGCAGCATCACCCGGCCGCTGACCTGCGGCCGTCGCATTGACGAGCCGGACATGGTCGCGCTCGACGAGGCCCGCGTCGAAAAGGTGCGCGGTCAAATCAAGGCCGAGGCCGCCGCCAGCTTTGAGGCCTACGCCGCAAAGCTTGAGAAGAAGGTCGGCGCCGTCGTCGCGGCCGAGCTGATGGGCGACAGCGCCGGACTGTGGAGCTACAGCGTGCTCACGGTGACGCTGGCCGACGGCACCGTGCAGCGCTGGAAGACCCAGCGCATCCTCAACTGCTCCGGCCTCGGCACGCTGTTCCACCAGTGGCCGACCCGGCTCATCAAGTAACCAACAGGGGCCGGCAACGGCCCCATTTTTCAAGCAACAGGAGACAAAAAATGCATGACCATGAGAGAGACCTCCGCGCACGGCGCAGGGAGGCCATTGAGCGCCGAGAAACAGCCTTTGCCGTCATTGCGGTGGCGCTGGTTGTTTCGGTTCTTTACGTCGGGCTTGGCTACGCGCTCGACCATCCTGTTAACGCCCAGAGGCAAGAAGTGAGGATTCAGAAATGAGCGAGCAATTGGAGCAATTGGAGTTTCTTTTCACGCTCCCGTTCGGGAGCGAAAACATGGCGCAGATCGACCAGATGATGGAGTCAGTTGAGCAGCCGACCGACGACATGCCGGAGACTGAGGTCGGCAACCACTACTACGCCCCAATCCGCAAGGCCTGCGTTGACGCCGGCCTTGTGGAGGTTGAGCAGATGGTCATCGGTGCTATCTGGCGCGGCACTATGCCGCAGGTGCAGGCCGCCGTGATGGCGCTGCCTGACTGGGCTCAGGGGTTTGCGTGGCGAGTGAAAGACGATGAAGAGCCCGAGTCCTGATGAGGTCAAGGCCGCCCGGCAACGGGCGGGCCTTACGCAGGCCGCCGCCGCAGCGCTGATCTACTGCGGCTGGCGCGCTTGGCAGGAGTGGGAGGCCGGGAACCGCCGGATGCACCCAGCGTACTGGGAGCTGTGGACGCTCAAGGTCAGTTCGGCCGAATCCTCATCATCAGCCTAGTTGCCCCGGGCGCTTGGCGCAGCAGTCCCTTCAACAGCGCAAGGCCGCCGAATCCGCCGGCCATGCGCCCAGTCTCATAGGCCAGTCCCTCCCCCTGTAGCCCAGCTCGGTCAGCGAGGTAGTCGCTGCCCATGTAAGGCCTCTCAGCGTCAGACCCGAGCAGATTGCGGATTGAGCGAGCGTAGGGGTTGCCGCCCTCGGGCGGCGACAGCGGCAGCATCGACAGTATGTCTGCTGGGCCGCCGGCCCAGTCGGCGCCGCTCCGCAGGAATCCAGTGCCGAAATCCTTGGCGTTCTTTACTGGCCCCTCGCTAATCGAGCGAGCCATCCCCGTGAGGGCTTCAGCGGCCAGCGCCTTTCGGTATCTGTTGGCCAGCTCCAGCAGGCCCGGGTCGGACTCAGGCGCCTGCGGGAAGTACCCCTCGGGCGGATAGATGTAATCGTACTCTTCGTCCATACCGCCTTACTCGTATTTTTTGAGGATGCTGCGCAGGCCTTCGCTGATGAGCGGGCCGACGACTTCGCGGGTCATCGCGGGGGCCATGCCGTTGCCTACAATTCGCTTTGCGAGGCGCGGGTCATCGGGGAGCGGATAGCTGTCCGACAGCCCCAGTAGCCGAGCGTAGGAGCGCCCGTTCAGCGCTCGCACATCGCCGCCCGGAAAAATCACCCGGTCAACCTGCACCGGGCTTGACAACACCGTGATGCCCGGTCTGCCGGCGAACGCCATTGGGATGTCTCCCTTGAAGCCTGAGCCGCCGCCGACCAGTAGCGGCAGCTTGGGGTTGGCCGGGTCGATGCCTCGCTCAGCGAGGCGCTTGATCTGCCACGGCGCCAGCTCAGACGGCCGCATGAGGTCTATTTGATCCTCGATAGCCGGAAACCAGTCGCCGGGCTTGGGGAAGTATTGTTGGGCCGGCGGAAGCTCGCCGCCGAGCATCGCGCGCACCATCATGCGATTGCGGATGCTGGGGGCGCCGAGGTCGGCTGCGTTGTGGCGAACGATGTCCCAGTTGTAGCCCTGCTCGTTCAGTTCATCCGCAATCTTGCGGAACGCCTGCCGGTCTTGATAGGCCGGCACGTTCTCCAGCGTGAACAACGGCGGCCGGATGTCCCTGATGGCGCGGGCCGTTGCGTCGGCAGTCATCAGGTCGATGGGGCTTTCGATGCGGCATCCGGCGCTGCTGTAATTGGTGCAACTTGGGCTAGCGTGGAGGTAGTCCACCTCGCCTGCCATTGGCCCGAAGTCGATGTCTCGCACATCAGCGTTGGTCACAGGGCCGCCGTGAACCCTCGCGTAGTGCTGCGCAATTTCCGGGTTGATTTCGACCGCGCCGGCCTTCCTGACCATGCCCTCAAGCGCGTGCTCAGCCGTGCCGCCGCCGCTGAAGATAGACATCATGCGAGGCAGGTACTTGTCAGCGAGCCTCACAAGGCCGCCCCTCGCGTACTCCTCCGGCTCAGCGGCCAACAGGTCAGGCGCCGCCAGTCCTAGAGCCGCTGCGGTGGCAGCGTCTTTTCGCCACGGGTCAAACACGGCAAAGCGGGAGCGTATTCTGTCCGGGTCGAAGAACATGCGACTCATAGAGCCTTCGCCCTCAATGTTGTTTTTGTAGGCTATAGAATCGTATCCCCTGTCCTTGACAATTTTTTCAAGAGCGTCCTCATACTGCGGTTTCCCAAATCGCTCATCGATTGCCGTGTTGGCCATGTCAACCAATTCGCGCAAGGCGTCTGGGTCATTTGTAACTACGCTATCCTTGAACTGATCAAACGGCGGGCTCCACGTTTCCTTGACAATGTTGCTCAACAGGTTTCCGGGGGTATCCCATCGCCCAAAGTCTGGAACCTCTAACACTCGGCCGGGGTTGACCTTAAGCGGCATGATTTGAGCGCCGTTTATTCGATTTGCAATTTCTTTTGCGCCCTTCTCGCCGCCCTCAACGTCGGTGTAATAGCGTCGCATGTGGGACGGAATTATCGCGTTGAATGCTGTCTCCTCGTTGCCGACATGCACGCCAAAGTCGGTGCCCCGCGACGAGCTGGCAGGCGGCCTTGGCAGCAACACCGATGGGTCATGCTTGGTGCTGTGATAGGCATCAGTGCTGAACCCCATCGCTGCCGCGCGCTCCGCAGGAGTGTTGTCGGGGCGCAGCCCAAGACCATGTCGCTCAACCGGCAGCGCAGCCCGCTCCTGCGCGAGTCTCAGCGCCTTTTCCATCAAGGCCGCGAGGCCTCCCCTACCGCTCATTTTCGTCTGCCAGTAGGTCTGGTGCGGCCAAGCCTAGTGCTGCGGCGATCCCAGAATTCATGCGCCAAGGATCGAAAACCGCAAAGCGGGAACGGATGTTATCTGGATCCATCACTGCAATTTCATCAAGCGAGCCATCGTTGTAGACCTCCATCGAGTCAGGCGTGCGCCTAAGCGTCAAGGGCTTAAATCCTGAGCCTACTCGCGCCGGATTGTCAGCCTTGAGCAGCACTGGGTACATCGTCGCCCTGTCGCCTACTGCATAGTGCTCGGCGTAGTCTGGCCGAGGGCTAAAAAAACTTCCGTCGCGAAAATTCATGTAGCCGTAAGGTTTGTTCTCGGCAACAGCCTGCCGATACCGGGCCAGCACTCCGGCCTCGTCATCGGTGTTGAGCCTAAACCTCTCGATGTCCGGGCTGCTGCTGCCATGATACGCCGGCACCGTGAAGCCCATCGCCTCGGCCCGCTCCGCAGGGGTGTTGCGAGGACGAAGCCCGAGCCCATGCTGCTCGACTGGTAACGCAGCCCGCTCCTGCGCGAGCTTGAGCGCTCGCTCCATCAGGGAGACGAGGCCGCCTTTGGCGTACTCTGGCTCGCCAAGATCCTCAGCCTTGAACCGAGGCAAGTCAGCGACGCCGTGCGCGTCGTTGATGGCCCTGACCTCGTCATCGGTCAGCACTCGGTTGACCCGCATGTCGCCGCCGATAAGCCAGTTGCCGGTCATGTTGGGATTGGTCTTGTAGCGGTAGTAGCCGCCGTAGGGCACCTGATCTGTGATGTGCGCGGTCTTGAGGTCTGGCAGGCCAGCCTTGGTCATTCGCGCTCGGCTGTCGGCAATTGACTGCCAGTCAACATCGGCCGGCATTTCGATTTCCGCCCACACCTGATTGTCGGGGCGATAGGTCGGCGGCGAGCCTCCACCACCGATGTGCGTCGCGATTGGCAAGTCTCCGGCATGCCAGCCCGGTCGGTATGCAAGATCGCCCAGCTTAGACTTGACCTTGCCCTCAGTCTTGCCTGCTGGCCCCGCTTCAGCGCGAAGCCACTCACCCATCGGCACAGGCCTGTCTGCATCAACGAACAGGGGGAACAGGTGCTCTGGGTACTGCGGGTTGGTGCGGAACAGCTTGTAGGCCGTCACGGTTTCCCTCGGCGCCTCCAGCGCGGCCTTGAAGGCCTTCTCGGCTAAAGCCACCAGACCGCCTTTGGCCATGCCCGGCCGCAGAGTGCGGATGAGGTCGTTGTGAGTCGTCTGGTCTCCCTCAAAAGCGTCCCAGTTCCCGTGATGCACAAGGTGCTGATAGTACGGCTCAAGGGCAGGATCTATCCTGACATCCATCGCCCGCTGCCTGTCGCCCATGCGGTCAACCGCCTCGTAGCCGCCAATGGGCCTCCCCTGCCGAGAGCGCGCCATGTACTTGCCAGCGTCCTCGCTGGACATTCCGGTGTGGCCTTTGATTTCTCTAGCGTCGAACGTGCCGATGTCGCCGCGGCCCAGCATGCTGGCCGGGAATCCAGACTTCCCGCTTGATACGCCCTTGATGCCCTCGGTGAAGCCGCGCCAGTCGTCAATGGGGGCGAACAGCATCTCGTTCAACTCGCGCCCTTTCGGGGCTAGGTTCTCGGCGGCATAACGCAGGTCGTCGGCCAGCATGTTTTGCATTCCGAAGACCCGGAACTTGCGCCGGATGTCCTCAATCGAATCGGTGTCTGCGACGCCCTGCTCAGCGAGGTCGAGGTACTTCTGCCCGGCCGGGCTCAGCAGCCAGCTAGAGAACGCGCCCTCAGGGCGAATCAGCTCCGACTCTGGGTCGTAGATTTTGAGGCCGGCGCTCTCAATATCGTGAAGCTTTCGGGCTGTTCGCATCACGCTGCTTCGGGTTATGCCGTACGCCTTGAGCAGGTCTCGCGGCCCCATTTCCCCGCGCCGCGCCCGGTCGGTCTGGTCAAGCATGAACTGGCCGAAGCCGTCTTGAATGTAGGCCGGCACCTCCTCGATGTAGCCGGTGTCTCGGTGGACATCGGACAGCGGGCGCCAAACCCAGTCGTCGATTTTGGTCGTCGGAGCGTCAACGTGCTCGGCTATCTGCTTCAGCCTGCTGAGCGCTGACTTGACTCGCGACGGCATGTCAGCAGTTCCAAGCCCGCAACGACAGCGCTTTGCGCGTCGGCTTGCCCTTCTCGTCCTTCATCGGGCCGGGCATGCCGCCCATGCGGGCGCAGAAGCTCTTGCGCCGCGCGGCGTCCTTCTCGGTCTTCGGATGCGGCGCCGGAGGCTTGAGGTTCATCCCCTCGGCCTTAGCCGAGGCTCGGCCCTTGGCATTCAATCCGCCCTTCGGGTTCTTGCCCTCCTTGCGCGTCCATGCTGGGGTTTTAGGCGGCATAGGGGTTTGTCCTCTCCTTGCGGTATTTTCGCGGCTCATCATGGTCTCGCGCCACGGGCAGCTCAAACCATCGTTCGTTGCGGAGAAATATAACAGCCTGAGTGAACGTGTCCACATAGTCGTCGTGCTCGGCGACCGGAAACTTGCCGACCTGCTTGAGGAAGCCAGCGGCCCACGACACCGTGTGCCCGCGGTTCTTCGCCGACTCGGGAATCCAAATCAGCTCCAGCTCCAGCGTCGGCGCCGCCTGATGCGCTCGGCTGACCTTGTCGGCGTTGCCGGGGTTGTAGCCGACAGCCGGTACCTTGGCTAGCCTGAGGTCTTGCAGCAGGCTCTGGCCGCTGGCCTTGGCCTCGACCAACACCCGGTCAGGCCGGCGCGGCCGGGCGTAGGGGTTGTCTTTGGTCTTTCCGCCGCCGCCGTACTCGGTGCTCCAGTCCTTGATGGCTCGCGCCCTGAGGTCGGGGTAGCTCAGATGCTCGTCCCATGCGTCGATTAGCATCACGTTGCGCTCGCCCTTGTGCGTAAAAACGGCCCACACCGTGCAGGCGGTCGGGTCGCCGGTTGACCTTTCCGTAAACGCACAGTCGTAGCTCTGGAGGATGAACTCAAACTGCGGCAGCCCCTCGTCAGCCGGCCAGAGCTGGAAGTGCTTGGTCTTGAGAATTCCGCCATCGGCCGGAGTCGGGTCTTGCTGAAGCTGCCCGGCCGTTCCGTAGGTTCCCAGCGACTGCTTAAGCGACTCGATTTCCGCCCTGCCGAATCGGTCAGGGCAGATGAGTTCTCCGGCCGCCTTGCGCGGGTCGTAGGCGCCCAACGAGGTCGTGCGCCGCACGCCGTCGTACTCGGCCGGGATGCAGATGTGTTCCCAGCCACCGCGCTCAAGGATGTGTCCGCTAACGTCCTGCTCGTGCAACCGCTGCATGACGACCACCATTGAGTCGGTCTTCGGGTTGTTCAACCGGGTTGACCACACCATGTCAAACCACTCCAGCGTCGATTCGCGCAGAGTGTCCGACTGAGCCTCCTGAGCGCTGTGCGGGTCATCGAGGATGAGCCGGCTGCCGCCCTCGCCGGTCGCCGTTCCGCCGACACTAGTCGCGATACGGTAGCCGGTCTTGTCGTTCTCAAACCGCTGCTTGGCGTTCTGGTCGCCCGCTAGAGCGAACAGGTGCCCCCAGCGAGACTGAAACCAAGGGCTCTGCACCAGCCGCCGCGCCTTGAGGTTGTCCCTGATGGACAGCGTGCCGGAGTATGAGGCGCACAAGAACTTCTGCTCCGGGGTTGTGAGCCACTCCCACATCGGCCACATCACCGAAACGATGGTTGATTTTGAGTGCCGAGGCGGGATGTTGATCAGAAGCCGCCGGATGTCGCCCGCGCTCACCGCCTCAAGGTGCTCGCAGATTTGCTCGATGTGCCAGCTCGGGATAAACGGGATGCCCGGCTCGACGACATGCCACGCCTGCCGGACAAACTCGTACAGGCTCGCACTGGCCGAGCGCTTGACCAGTTCGGCGTCTACCGCCGCCCTGAGCGCTGCCGCCGTCAGCAGCGTCACTGGATGACCCGCGAGACGCCCTCAATCGCCGGCCGCTCAGCGAGCCCGGCCTTGCCAAGCATCGCCTGCATCTGCCGAAGCTCGGCGTCGCTGAGGTTGCCGAGCGAGACCACCGCCTCGACGGTCGTCGTCGCCTCGCTCTTAACCTGAAGCGGCAACACCTTCCCGACCAGCGCCATGAAGGGGCCGGGATTCTCCACCGCCTGCTGCGCGAGGTACGCCACGCCGCCGGCCTCTGAGAGCGCCGTTAAAATCATGTCCTTCAGCGCCGCCGTATTTTTGTTAGGCGTGCCCGGTTTCCGGCCGCCCTGTCTAACACCCTTTGGCATGTCTTATCAGCGCTACTTAAGCGCCGCCTCTATTTTTTTGCGATTAATTCAACCGCAATTTTTAACGCTAAATCTAAAACAATCTGGCGCAAGCCAGTGGCACTCGCACTCCCCACTCTTGGTCTCATGCGGCCATAGGATAACCCATCCATCCCCCTGCCGGTCGAAGCTGTCGGCCGCGAGCGCCGCCTGCGCGGCCACCATAGCCACCGTCATCTGCCGGTAGCCCCTGCGGTACTCCCGCAGGATGCTCACTAGCTCTGCCATCCCCTTGCGCGTCATCAAGACCATCCTGACCTCCCCGTAACGGTACTGGCCGACCCGGTAACGCCGGTAACTGACGTAACCCCCCTAAAGGGGGGAGTTACGTTACGTTACGTTCGGCGCTACTTTTGCCCCCGGTAACCGTTACCCTCAAGTTACGATACGTTACGTTCCGTTACCCGGTAACTAAACGTAACGGTTACCCAGAAATTACGTTACGTTACCACTCGATTTGCGCAGCATCAGCGCACTGGCGACGACCGCATCGGCCATCACCCAGCCCTCGTCCCTCGCCTCGATGAGGCCCGCCTCCAGCAGGTCGGCGATGAACTTTCCGGTGGCGCTGGGCTTGACCATCTGCCTCGCCGAGGCCTCGCTCAGCCCCTTCTGCTCGACCAGATAGACGATCATCGCCTCCCTGCGGACATACGGCTGGCCGGCGTTCTCCTCGGCGCCTGCGCCCCACCATGCGTTCTCCCAGAATTTCCGGTGCTGCGTCAGCTTGCTGTCCTTCTTCCCGGCCGGCGCCGAGGGCTTGGCGCTCGGGTCAACGACCAGCACTGCACTGCTCACCGGCTCGCCATCCTCATCCTGCCAGCCCGGAATCTCGACCGACTCCAGCCGGCCGTAGACCGGCTCAGCCAGCTCGGCGTCCTTGCTCTTGCGCTGGATGATTTGCAGCGGCTCGCCGTCCTTGCCGGGCACGATGGAGACCTCGATGTCGAGCGCTCCACGCCACGCACTGGAGCCTCTAGCGCGGTGCTGAGCCTCCTCGGCAACGCCAGTGTGATGCACCAGCAGCACGCTGCACTTGAACTCCGCCATCAGCGCGTTGCAGGCGTCGAGCATGGACTTGGTGTCCTGCGCCGAGTTTTCGTCGCCGCAAAGGAATCGGTGCAGCGTGTCGATCACAATCAACGTCGGCCGCTCCGACAAAAGGCGAATATGGTCAACGACTCTGGCGTAACCCTCCGGCGTGTTGAGGTCGCACCCGTCACGGCTGAGCCACATCTTGAGCGCTGTCACGCCGTGGTGATGCTTCCAAGCCGCGACGCGAGCCCGAAGACCATGATGGCCCTCGCCGGCCAGATAGACCACCGCCCCGTCGCGAACGGCGTGCTGCGCCCAGTCAGGCAGATGACTGGCCAGACGCAAGGCCCAGTCCAGCACCACAAACGTCTTACCGCCGCCACTGGGGCCGTGAACCATGATGAGCGCCTGCGCCTGCACCCAGCGCTTCACAAGCCACGATATGGGCGCTGGCTGGGCGCTGAACTCGTCGGCGGGGATGAGCCAGTCGTGCGCCGCTGGTGGCGCCAGCAGCAGCGCGAGGTCATGGCCCGACTGCGCGAAGTCGTTAGCGTCGCCCCTGATAGGGGGCAAAACCATGCGAGCGCCGTACTTGGCGCAGGCCTGCTCTGCGTACCGCTGCCCGACTCCCGACTCGTCGTTATCAGCAACGACAACAATCTGCTGGGACGGCCCGTGCATAGCGCGGAGCGCCCCGACCACTGGCACCAGATTGCTGGCGCTGTAGGCCACCACGCACGGCCGGCCGGAGACCTCGTGGATCGTCGCCGCAGTCGCGAAGCCCTCGGCCACATACAGGACGCCGGGCTCATCTGGCGAGCCCACAAGCCACATCTTGCCGCCGGTCTGGCCGCCGGGGTGATACAGCTTTCCGCCATCGGCGTCGATGTACTGGAGCGAGCTGATGGCACCGTCAATTCCGCAGAGGGGCACCATCAGGCGGCCGTCGCCGGTTATCCGGGCGCCGTGCGGCTGAATGCCCTTTCTCTTGAGGTACTCGTGCTCAGCGCTCGCAGGGCCAGCGGACGACCAGATTTTATCCACCGTCTCGGCGGCGGTGGCGCGCTGCTTGGCCTGCTCCTCATCCCGCGCCGCCTTGGCCTCGGCCATCCGCCGAGCGTGTGCCATTTCCTCAGCGGCGTTCAGCGGGCGCCCGATGTCAGCCCGGAACGTGGCCTCAATCCCTGCGCGCCAGCAGCCAAAACGGCCCGCAGGAACGCCATCAGGGAAAACAATGTACCAGCCGGTCTTGTCCCCGGCGCCGCGCCCACTCCCCTTGGAGCCAGAGCGGAAACGATGAATTTTGCCGTCCAGCAGGATGTTGTCTGGCGGCTCAAGGCCGGCCTCGGAAATCGCATATCTAAGCTGGATTTCCGGCGGATCTGGCCGCATCGGCTCTGGCGGCGGTGACCAAGGGCCGCCAAAAATCTTTGTCAGGTCTGCCATCTTATGAACCCCTTTTTTGTCATTGCATGCCGAGTTTGATACTGGATTTACCGTGCCGTCAACGGGCGACCCTAGTTTCCTTGCCCGCACAAGTCACCGTCATTCGGTGACACGAAGTGACGTTGACATCCGAATAAAAATATTTTCACTTGCCTATTGACTGGTCTTATTTTAAGGGCTTAAGATTAGCTCCAGACAGCAACCGGACTTCCCCGACCGCTGAAAAGGAGATGAAGATGAGCAAGAAGATGATCAAGGCCATTACCACGGTCACTCACTACCTGAACTACCACAACAAGGCGCTTCAGCACTTTTCGCTGAAGGCAAAAGTTAACTGCACCATCGAGGCAGCGCGGGATGCGAACCGGGCGCTGCATGTGGCCCGCGACTCGATTGCCCAAGTCGAAGAAGAGCTTGCCAAGGTCACCGAAAAGCAGCTTGCCAAGAGCGATGTGAACTACGTCGTGGTGAACGCCCGGTGCTTGGTGAAAGAAGCCAAGGCGACGATTGAGCAGTACAAGAACCTCGGCCTTGCCCGTTAAGCCTCGGCCCCTGAAGGAGACGAAGATGATGACGCTCAAAGAAATCAAGGCCGAGGTGTACACGCGCGGCCAGTACCTTGTGTCTTACGAGACCGACAAAAAATCCAAGCGCACCAAGGCTCGGCAGCTTGCCGCGCTGAAACTCGATGGCTACGGCGTGGAGTTCCACACTCGCTTTCTGGACGGCAGCGAGCTGTGGTGCATCTACGGCGAATAGCGCTTAATTTAATACCAACCGCAAGGAGACCAGCATGAACATCGACCTTCACGAAATCCTCGACGGCCCGCTCTGGCAGGTCGTCAACACGCTAACCCAGATTAAATACGACGCTCAGTACGCCGGCGGCCAGTACCGCGGCGTGGCCCCTGAAGTTGCCGCTCAGGCCTGCGAATGGCTTGAGCAGATTTACGATATGAGCGAGGCGGAATTCGCCTCATGGAAATCTGAAGAATAAGGAGAAAGATGATGCTCAACTTGACCCCTCACAGCATTACCATCCGCTTGGCGGATGGCACTGACCGGACGTTTCCGCCCTCGGGCACCGTCGCCCGAGTCGTCACTTTCGAGACGAGCGGCCTGTCGCTAGACGGCATCCCGACCGTCTACCGCAAGACTGGCAACGTCGAAGGCCTGACGCTGCCCCTGATCCAGCCGGTGCTGGTCAGCACGATGGTGCTGGCCGAACTGCCGGGCGCCGATGCCGTTTACGCCCCTGATACCGGCCCCACCGCCATCCGCAACGAAGCCGGCCACGTTGTGGCGGTGACCCGGCTGGTGCGGGCATGAGCTGGCTGCCCGGCGAGCGCACGCCAGACGGCTACGCCGCCGCGCTAGCGGACTGGGTTGACGCCGTCGCATGGGCGCGGAAGCGGACGGAGCACAACCGCCCGTCCGGGCGGGCGGGCTACTACATGCTGGCCAACGGCACGGGCGATGCGCTCCGGGCGGACGCGCTCCGCGCCTTGGGCGACGCCTGCGCTCCGGTAGCGCCGCAGGCCGCGCAGGTTGCAGCCGCGCGACTCGATTACGTCCGCAAGCCGCTGCGCCCGATGGAGGGCCGGAACAATAAGGACGAGGATGCCGTCATGGCTGCATTATGACGCTGGCGCAAGCTGTGCGCCTGCGCGAGCAGGCAGAGGAATGGCCGCGCGGTGGTCAAGATTGGCCCATCGACCGGGAAGAAAAACAGGCCGACGCGCTGCTGCGCGCCGCGCTAGGCGAAAATTACGAAAGGGAGCTGCTAAATGGAGAAGAATAGTTACGCCGACGCACTGGCCGCTCGCGACCCGCGCGACCCCTGCCCGACCTGCGCCGCCGTCGGCGGCTACTGCGGCGGGGAGAACCACCCTAGCTGCGGCCTGTTCGCGGACGGGCGCCCAGTGGCGGCCGAACCGGCGCTGAAACTGCGCCAGTGGACTGACATCGGGGCGACGGCCCCGCTGGACGCTGGCCCGGACGACCCGGGCGTTGTCTGGGTGGCGATGGCCGCCCTGCTGGCCGACGGCCACGTTGCTGTGAACATCGCGTGGCGCCCGGCCGATGCCGCCGCTGGCGGCAACGTGCTGACCAGCCGCCACTGCGCTGACGAGGCGCAGGCGCGCGCTTGGGCGGCGCAGATGCTGTCGGAGCTGTCGGCATGACGATGTGGATTGAACGGTAAAATTATTTTCGTTCGGTGCTTGACGACCTAAAACTAAGCGCCTAAAGTGCGAACCCACAGGGCAACCGGATTCACCTACCGCCCGAGGAGAGTAAAAAGTGAACAAGTTTGAAGCATCTGTTGTTAGCGACCTTTATCTTGCCGGCCGCCAAGACGACGGCGTTCCGTTTCATGCGGAGTGCTTTTGCGTTCAGGTCGAGGCGGAAGACGGCCGCCGCTGGGTTCACGCCCTGACCCTAAAGGGTTGCCGAGTGGAAGTCAGCGAAGAGGATGGCTGGTCTGTTTTTATCGACATCCGCGACGAAGTGCGCCCGGTTATCGAGGCGCTGGCCGCCAAGGTCAACGCGCGGCTGGCGGCTGGCGGCAAGCTCAACAAGCTGCACTGGGATGAGCGCTCGCCGGCCTACGGCTCTGAGGCTTACATCAACAGCGGCGCCGAGCTGGAAACCATCATGTGGGAAAAGGCTCAGGGTTAAGACGCAACGAACGAGGCCGGCGAGAGCCGGCCGAAACCCCGCTAGCAAGTCTAGCAACCAACAACAAGGAAACTGATTGATGGCTATCAACCTCAAACGCACCAACGCCCTCGCGGCGGATGGTGTGAAGATTCTGGTCTACGGGCACGCTGGTGCCGGCAAGACCAGTCTGATCAAGACGCTGCCGCAGCCGCTCATTTTGAGCGCCGAGGCGGGCCTGCTGTCGCTGGCGGGGGTGGACATCCCCTACCTCGAAATCGTGGACGCTGCCAGCCTCAAGGAGGCCTACCAGTGGGTCGTCGGATCTGCTGAGGCGCAGGACTTCCAGTCCATCGCGCTGGATTCGATCAGCGAAATCGCTGAGGTCGTCCTCAACGCCGAGAAGAAGGCGACCAAAGACCCGCGCCAAGCCTACGGCGCAATGCAGGAGCAGATGGCAGACATCATCCGCGCGTTCCGCGACTTGCCCGGTAAGAACGTGTTTTTTACCGCCAAGTTAGAGAAGGCAACCGACGAAATGGGTCGCATCCTGTACAGCCCGTCGATGCCGGGCAACAAGACTGGGCAGGCCTTGCCGTACTTTTTTGACGAGGTGCTGGCCCTGCGCGTTGAGCGCGACGAGGAAGGCGTCCCGCAGAGAGCACTGATGTGCGATGGGGACGGGGTCTGGCTGGCCAAAGACCGCTCTGGCCGGCTGGACAGTTGGGAGGCGCCCGACTTGGGCGAAATCATCAAAAAAATTGGAGTGCCGTTCTAATGACTACGAAAAACTTGCAGTTGATGGAAGCGCTGGCCGCCGAGTGGCGCCAGCACAAGGCCGCTGAAGAGGCGGCCGTCAGCGCCCGCCGCGCCATTGAAGATCAGTTGGTCTCGATGGCCGGAGTGGCCGAGACGCTGGAAGGCACCGAGACGCTGGCGCTTGGCCAGTACTCGGTAAAAATCGTCGGCCGCATCGACCGAAAAGTCGATGGCGACAAAGTGCAGGATCTGGCGGCCGAGCACGGCCTGACCGACCACTTGAGCCGCCTGTTCCGCTGGAAACCTGAGCTTGTCATGGCGGCGTGGAAAGCCGCAGACAGTTCGATCACCGCGCTGCTGGCTCCGGCGATTACCGCCAAGTCCGGGCGCCCTTCTTTCAAAATCGAGGAGAAGTAACATGGCCTTTTTGTCCGACCCAATCGAAGCTGCGGCCCTGCCGCAGAGCACCCGCAACTTTGAGCCGCTGCCGGCCGGCTGGTATCTGGCCACGATCACCAGCGCCGAGCTGATGACGACGAAGGCTGGCACTGGCCAGTACATCAAGGTGCGCTACGACATCCTCGGCCCCACTCATCAGGGGCGGGTTGTCTTCGGGAACCTCAACATCCGCAACCCGAGCGCCAAGGCCGAGGAAATCGGTTTGCAGCAGCTCGGGGAGCTGATGGGCGCTGTCGGGCTGAGCCGGTTGACCGACACCGACCAGCTCGTCGGTCTCGACCTGCGCATCAAGCTGGATGTGCGCAACGACCCCCAGTACGGCGCCAGCAACGAGGTGCGGGGCTACAAGGCCTCGTCTGAGGGTAGCGCCCCTGCGCCCTCTCAGGCGGCCCCTGCGGCGCCTCGGCAGGCGGCTCCGGCTGCCGCCGCCCCTGCGGGTCGGGGCTCGCCGCCTTGGGCTCGCAAGTAGCCTAGCAACAGGCAAAAAAACCCCGGCCTTCGCGGGAGGGCCGGGGCAGGAAGCAACAACAAGGGGAGGATGCAGATATGAAGCTGCCCGAAAATCTTAGCACTATCGAGAGCATTGACAAACATCATGCAGACAAAAAAGAGCCGCCCCGGGCGCATCTGGGTGCTAGCATTCTTGGTCACGACTGCGACCGCTACCTCTGGTTGCAGTTCCGCTGGGCCGTCATTGAGCAGTTCCCCGGCCGAGTGCGCCGGCTGTTCCGGCGAGGCAATGCCGAGGAGTCAACAATTGTTGATGATCTACGGGCGGTCGGCGTGGACATCAGAGCAACAGGCGATGCGCAGGCACGAATAAATTTCGGCAGCCACATCGGCGGCAGCGTTGACGGCATCATCGAGAGCGGCCTGCCGGAGTCTCCGCGCAAGCGCCACATCGCAGAGTTCAAAACGCACAGCAAGAAGTCGTTTGACGACCTTGAGCGCCACGGCGTTCAGAAGTCCAAGCCTATGCACTGGGCGCAGATGCAGCTTTACATGCACGGCACCCAGATTGACCGAGCTGTTTACATCGCCGTCTGCAAGGACGACGACCGTCTGTGGGTCGAGCGCGTCCGGTACGACAAGAAGGCCGCTGAGGCGCTGTTGGCGCGCGGCAAGCGCATCACGCTGTCCGACCGCATGCCTGAGCCCATCAGCACCGACCCGAGCTGGTACAAATGTAAATTTTGCCCGGCGCATGACCAGTGCTTCGGCAGCAAGTTGACCAAGCAGGTTAATTGCCGCACCTGCGCGCATAGTACGGCGCGGGAGGATGGCACTTGGTTTTGCGAGCGCTGGGACGATGCGATTCCCGAGGAGGCTCAGCGCACTGGTTGCGACAGCCATGTGCTCCACCCTGACCTTGTCCCGTGGCCAATCGCCAACCCCTCGACGAGCTGGGAGGGCAGCTACCTCATCGACGGCAAGCCGGTTCGCACTGGCGAGGCTGATGCGTTCACTTTCAGCAGTCACGAGTTAATTGCGAATCCTTCGGCTTGTGCTTGGGGCGATGACAACATCACTGCTATGCGCCAGATGTTCGGCGCGAGGATCGAGGGATGACCAGAGACGAATATCTGCAATGCCCAAAACTCTACTGCAAGCGCGGCGTTGACCTTCCCCAGACCAAGCTGTCTTCGGCTGCGGTTCGCGACATTCGCGCATGCGCCGAAAAGGCCAAGCGCCTGCGCCAGCGCATCACCGAGCGATATTCGCGCGCAGCGCTTGCCCGGAAGTGGGGCGTCCACGAGGGCACGATTGACAAGATCTTGAGCTATCAGACGAGGATAGATGTGTTATGACAGCTCAACTCCGCGACTACCAGCAGCGCGCAATCGACGAGCTGTACGACTGGCTGGGCAACAATGTCGGCAACCCCTGCCTAGTGCTGCCGACAGGCGCCGGCAAGAGTCACGTTGTGGCTGCTTTGTGCCGAGACGTTTTGCAGGAATGGCCCGAGACCAGAGTTTTGATGTTGACGCATGTTAAAGAGCTGATTGAACAGAATGCGGCAAAAATGCTTGAGCACTGGCCAGACGCTCCGCTCGGCATTTACTCGGCTTCGGTTGGATCTAAAAAAATCGACAGCATCACGTTCGCCGGCATCCAGTCGGCGCACAAAAAGGTTGGTCTCATCGGGCACGTTGACCTCGTTGTCATTGACGAATGCCACCTCGTCTCGCACAAACAGCAGGGAACGTATCGCTCGATGATCAACGGGCTCAAAAAAATCAACCCTAAGCTGTGCGTCGTCGGCCTTACGGCAACGCCGTATCGACTGGGCCACGGACTGATCACCGAAGGCGATGCGCTGTTTGATGCGCTCATCGAGCCGGTTTCGATTGAGGAGCTTGTCAGCCGTAAATTTTTAGCGCCCCTGCGCAGCAAGGTCACCGAGTCTCGGCTTGACGTTACTGGCGTTGCTAAAAGAGGCGGCGAGTTTATCGAGGCCGAATTGCAACGCGCTGTAAACAAGCCAGACAAGACCGCTGCGGTCGTGGATGAGGTGATCCGCCTCGCGGGAGACCGCAAGGCTTGGTTATTTTTTTGCGCTGGCGTAGAGCACGCAGAGAGCGTTCGCGACGCCCTGATAGACCGAGGCGTTTTGGCCAAGAGCATTTTTGGCCATACCCCTACCGCTGAGCGCGAGCAAATCATCGCCGACTTCAGGTCAGGGAAAATCAAGGCGCTGACCAACGCAAATGTGTTGACGACTGGTTTTGATTATCCCGACATTGACTTGATCGCAATGTTGCGCCCGACGATGTCGCCAACGCTTTACGTCCAGATGGCTGGGCGCGGCATGCGGCCGAAAGGCCACACCGACCACTGCCTCGTGCTGGATTTTGCTGGCGTCGTTTCGACGCACGGCCCAGTAACGTCGGTCAACCCGCCGAAAAAAGCGGGCGAGGGGAATGGCGAGGCGCCAGTCAAGTCATGCCCAGAATGTCATGAGCTGGTCGCAATTGCGGCTCGGGAGTGTTCGTCCTGCGGCTACGAATTTCCGGCGCCACAAGCCAAAAAATTGGAACTGCATAATGATGACATCATGGGCGCATCGGGCAACGAGCTTATTGTGTCGCACTGGTGGTGGCGTAAGCATGTTTCGCGAGCCAGCGGGATTGAGATGCTGGCGGTGAGCTACTACACCGATGACATGTCGGCTCAGCCAGTGCTGGAGTATTTGCCGGTGCTTCATGACGGCCAGCCCGGACAAAGGGCGTTACAATTGCTGGCCGTGATGGCGAGGCACTCCGGCGCCCTCAGCGCCCTTGACCAGCACGATTTGACGGACGTTGCGCGAGAGCTAAATGGCGGAAAACCGCCGCAGAAAATTAGGTACAGAAAAGATGGCAAATTTTACCGAGTCACGCGCCGCGACTGGTCGGCTGCCGACAGAGCACGAGGAGCAGCGGCTGCTGGTGCAGTGGTTTCGGCGCAAGTGGCCTGATCTGCGGATTTTTGCAATTGCCAACGGCGGCGCCAGAAGCTTAGCGACCGCCGGGCGGCTTAAGGCTGAGGGTGTCAGCCCGGGCGTCCCTGATTTGTTTGTGCCGGCAATGAGTTTGTGGATTGAGATGAAGCGTCGGAAGGGCGGCTCAATTTCGGCTGAGCAGCGAGACTGGCACAAATATTTGAGAAGCCTCGGCCACGAGGTGATCGTAGGCCGAGGGTTTGATGACGCAATGCAAAAAATCTTGCTGTTGCTCAATCAGCAGAACGGATTGCCGTAGCGCAATCGTAGGGCGTTGCGCCCTCGGGCCAGTCCTGTAGCTGCTCGCAAATTTTTGCGCAACGCTCCCGCTCTTCTTTCAAGCGACCAGCAAATCTTTCCGCGAGGAAATCAATAAATACTTGGGCGCTCTCTTCCGCCTGCCCCTCAAAAATCATCACGCCGCCGTTGAAATCCAGCCGCCCAATCTGGTGATCTCCATTGTGAAAAGTGACCTCATGCTTAGGCTTAAATTGAGCAGACAACGTGAACCCCGGCCCGCCTGTGTCAATACTCATTCCTGCTTCCCCCTTTCGCGGATTTCTTTTTTGTCGGCCCGCTGCTTGATAGCGCACGGAGCATGGATTGTTCGCCAGCCGCCAAGGTGGCGCTCAAAATGCCCAGCTCCCTTCTCGACCGTCGCGCCGCAGGCATAGCATTGGCCCGCATATCGGTTTCTCATTCCTGCCCCCTTGCGCGGATTTCCGCCGCTATCTCGCGAACTGCTATCTCGCAGTGCCCTTCGTCCCAGTAGTCCTCCGCAACCTTCGCGCACGCCTCACGCTCGGCGGCGGCGACAAGGGTGGCAAACTTTTCTAATTCGGGTTCACCGCTGGGTGCAGGGGGGTATCCAAAAGCCTGTTTGTAAAATTCGGTAAGTTGTTTGTTCATTCGCGCCCCCTTGCGCGGATCGCTTTGGCAATCGTGTGACCAATCAACCCATTTTCCGCCACCTTCGCGCACGCCTCGCGCTCGGCTTTAATTACCGCATCCAAATATTTATCAAACTCTTTGTTCATAATTTCTATTTGGTCACGCAGAGCCTTGTTTTCGTGCATCAGTTTGATGTGGTCTTCAACCACGCAGTCTGCAATTCGATCAACCATGTCAGTCATGTGTTCCCCCTTGCGCGGATTCTGGAAGCACAAACATCATCGGTAACACCAAAGAGACGCGCCTCCTCATCGCATATCTGCGCACACGCCTCGCGCTCGGCTGTCGCGCCAGCCTTGTAGCCGAGGCGGTGAAACTTTGAGAACTCCTGCTCCATTGTTACTGTAGGAATCCGTATTTTGGCCTCGCCTTTCGCCCATTTCTTGTCCACTTCAGCGGTGACCAGCGCGGCGAACCGTTCAAGTGCTTCGCTTTCCCCGACCCACAACGAAACCGAGGCGAAAAGAGTTGGAACAAGAAAGCCTGCTTCCCGCGCCAGACCTATGATTTCTTCCCTTGTCATTTCTCCCCCTCCGAACGCTTGATCCAATAAACCGCCGTCTCCGCCGCCCGCGCCGCCTCCGCC